AGCCGTCAATGAATATCAAATTTTAGCTGAGAATTGGTGGTATGAAAATGGAAGAAGTGCAATGGATGAAAATGGTGGAATGGGGTATAACTCTCGTATGTTTAGCTTAATAATGAGAAATAAGTTTAGTGAGCGTTGGTCAGATTCAACTAAAGTGGATGTGACTACTGCTGGTGATAAACTTACCAACGGACCTTCAAAGATTGAGATTGAAATAATCAAAAGTAAAATAGAAGAATAATGGGTAAATCAAAACTTCGTGGCGGAGCTACAGCTCACAGAAAACGTGTGGCAAAAAGAAATGAACTAATTGATACCAAACGTAAACAAATGAGAAAGTTTATGATTGAAAAATTAGATGAACTAAACAAAAATAAAGAACAAGATAATGGCTAAAATTAAAGTAACAAGAAACGGTAAAGACTTCTTCTATGAATATAGTTATTCACCAATTTGGATTAATCCAATTGCAAAAGAAAGATTAAAACAAATTGCAAAGAATGAAAAAAGGAATATGAATACAATCGTTGAGGAGTTCATAAACAAATACGAAAAGAAATAAATGAAGTTATCAACAACAGTTGTATTTGAGGAATTATTAAAATCTGATGAATTGGATAAACGAATTGTTGTTGCTCAAGGTGGTTCTCGTTCAGGTAAAACATTCAACATTCTTATATACTGGATATACAGATTACTTAGAGAAGATAATAAAACTCTTTCAATTGTTCGTAAGACATTACCATCACTAAAGAATTCAGTTCTAAAAGACTTAATTCAGGTATTGGAAATGTTTGAGATATATGACCCCAACAATTTTCACAAACAAGATGGGTATTATCAATTAGGAACGAATATTATCAATTGGATGAGTGTTGATGAACCTCAGAAGTTAAGAGGGTCTAAAAGAGATTATTTGTATTGTAATGAATCCAACGAATTAAAGATTGAAGATTGGAATCAGTTAATCTTTCGTACCACAGATAAAGTTATACTGGATTTAAATCCATCTGAATTATCAAGTTGGGTGTATGATTTAGAAAACAGAGATGATTGTTACCTATTCAAAACAACTTGGAGAGATAATCCATTCGTTGATAAGAATATCATCAAGGAATTAGAATCACTCAAGGAGAAAGATGAGAACTTATATAGAATCTACAATCTTGGTGAAAAGGGTATTGCAACCCAATTGGTATTCACAAAGTTCAACACAATTGAAAGAATACCACAAGGAATGAAACTATTGGGTAGAGGAATGGACTTTGGATATAACTCACCAACAACATTGGTTGAGGTGTATAAGAATGATGATAGTCTTTATTTCAGAGAACTATTGTATACCAAGGGAATGACAATGCCGGATATTATTCACAGAATGGAACAAATGAATATTGAGAAGACAGATACAATTTGGTGTGACTCAGCATTACCACAAAATATAGAAGAATTAAAACGAGTAAGATTCAACGCAAAACCAGTTAGTAAGAAATCTATTCTTCATGGTATTGATTTGATTAGAAGACATCATGTATTCATTGAGGAGACATCAAAGAATATATTAATGGAATTTGGTTCTTACAAGTTCAAAGAAGATAAAGATGGATTTCTATTAGATGTTCCCGAGGATGATAACAACCATATGATTGACGCAATCAGATATGTATTAGAATCAGAGTTAAATAAGAAATCAAGTAAAATAACAATAGTTTAATATGTCAGAAAAAATAGAATTAGTAATTGATGAAAAAATAATTGAAGTACCAAGTGAGGTAACAATTGGAATTTATCAACATCTGCAACAAAACCCCGAATTATATCAGGATAACCAATATCAATTAATATCGTTATTCACAAAGATTCCATATCCTGAATTAAAGAATTTGCGTAAAGACCAAATTGACCTAATCGATATGTATCTTAATTCAAAAATTAAAAACTACGATGAAAATGAATTGGTATTAACCTTTGAACATGATGGGATTGAATATGGACTGGAAAACAATTGGGGTAAATTAGCGTGGGGTGCTTGGGTTGACTTTGAAGTTTATTCAAGTGGAGAAAATATGTTTAACAATATTCATAGAATCATGGCTATTTTGTACAGACCAATTGTATCAAAAGATAAGAAAAACCCAAAGAAATATACAATCAAACCATATGTAAGTGAAGAGATTGAAATCAGAGCGGAGATATTTAAAGATATACCTGTTCGATTTTGGATTGGTAGTTCTACTTTTTTTTTGCGAATCGTCGGAATATTCATAGAAAATATGAAGGTTTCTTTGGAGCGGGAGATGAAGATGAACAAGTGGATAACGAAGGGGTGGGAGATAATGCCGAAATGGATTCAACGCAAGCTACCGCTAGATTCTATTTTAATCTCACTTACCAGCTTGCAAAAGAAGACATTACCAAAATCGAGCAAGTTGAAAATATGAGTTTATACATGGCTCTCAATGTTGCAAGTCTAATGAAAGACCAATATGAAAGAGAACGAGATGAACAAAATAAACTGAATCAACAAATGAAAAAAAGATAAAATATTTATAACTATGGAAAATTATATAACATACCATAAGATTATTAACTTATTACAACAAGCACAACAACAATCACCAAGATTGAATAGTTTTGGTCATGGCGATATCGTGTATTTTTCCGAGACTATGTCAGGAACTACAGCAACTTATCCATATTTGTTTGTTACACCATTGGGAATAACTTATGATGAGAGTACAACAACATATCAATGTAGTTTAATATTCGCAGATATTGTGAACACAGAACTATCAAATGAAATTGATGTTGTATCTGATATGTCACTTGAAGCAAGAAATCTGTTATCACAAATTAAACGAGGTTTTCTTGATGATAAGATTGATTTATTATTACCATCAACCGCATCCCCATTCTTTGAAAGAATGAATGACCACGTTGGTGGTGTAGTTTTAGATTGTTCATTTATTGTATTTGAAGATATCAACGCATGTGAACAATATCCATCACCAACACCATCGGTAACCCCAACATATACACCAACAACAACTCCAACATTAACTCCAACTCCATCATCAACATAATAATACATGGAACAAAAAATAATGAATGATATTGCAATGTTACTTCAGGACAACATTAAAGGTCAACTGATGAAACCATATCCCGCAAAAACATATTCAGGTCAATTAAAACCTGTAAGTGGTGCTGGTAAGACTGCAATATCCCCTCGATATGCAAGTGGTAATTTGTACAAACAAACACGAGTATATTGGGAATCAGATTTCGAAGATGGAACACCAAACTTGGTGGTAGATTTTGGGGATGCTGATTATTGGAACTTTGTTAATTACGGAAGAAAACCTGGTAGATATCCACCATTATTTGTAATTGATAAATGGGTTAGACAAAAACCTGGATTCCAAGGGGCAAGAGATGAGAACGGTAGATTTATTCAAAGAAAAAGTTTAGTTTATCTTATCAGACGTTCCATTGCACAATACGGATACTACGGTATTCAATTTCTTGACAAAGCGGTAAACGAAACGATAGACAAAATTGCTGATGATTTGGGAGAAGCAGCAAAACAATATATAGAACAATTATATGACGAAGGAAAGATATTTCCTCGTTCAACATTTAATAGACCTTAAAATTAAAATATAGAATTATGACAGATAATAATACAATTGGAATGACAGATTACAAAGAAGTAATTGGTGATACACATGTTACAATAACATTTAACTTAGATGGTCTACCACATAGCTATTCATTTCCAAAAGATTTGGACAAAAAGTATTGGCCAGGACAAGATAATAAACAAAACAAAATTGAAGAATAAAAGATGCCAAATTTAATAAATGTAACTCATACACCACCAACATTCTCACCTGTATATACGGATGGGTTATTCTTTACTATTAGTGGTGATACCAACTATTTCAAATTTAGATATGTCTATGACATCTATGTTGATGGTGTATTAGCATTCCAAGGTAAAGCAACTCCTAATCCATTTGGGTTGGGTATAGTGGATTGTTCAAGAATATTAAAGACATATGTAAATAATATTCCAATCTCAATGTGGAACACCACACCAATATATACACATCAAACATTTCCATTCTCAAGACCATATGAAGATGTAACAATCAACTATGAATTATTCTTAGGAATGGAATATGCTGATTCAGAATTTGGAATTGTTAGTGGATTCACAGGTGTTCAAGAAGTTGTTAGTGGTGTTACCACCAATATTATCGGACCTCCAAGTATTCCAACAGGTGTTTATAAAACTTATCAAGCAACCATGGGTGTTAACGGTAGAGCAACACAACAAGATTTTGATATGGGACCTTTTGTATTAAGTGGTACACCTGTCAATAGTCAACCAACAACATCAGGATTATTCTTAACAAACTCACCGAGGATAAGAAATATACAAGAAAGTGAATATTATACATTAGCGTTTACCAATTGGTGGTTAGATTCATCGGTGGTATCTGAACCATATTATTCTCAATACAAATTTTATGATGAATCAGGTGATTTAATCAGAACAGATTTATATCAGAACTTAACAACTAATGGTGGAGGACCTATACCTGAATGTGGTTGGGTGTACCAATCATATTATGGAATTGAACCAAAATCAGGAGCAACATACAATACATTATACGTTGGAGCAGGACCTGTTAATATTGATAACTTCCCATCAAATTGTGCACAATATACAGTTCAATTATTTGGTGGATTTACAGGGTCAACAGTAACTCCTACACCAACACCAACAATCACACCAACTCCAACACCATTACCACCATGTGGTGATTGTTATTATACCGATGTTATTAATCCATCACCAACTGCATATTGTAATCTTAGTTGGTTTAATTGTACAACTAATCAGTATACATCAATTCTTTTACCACCATGGTCAGCTACACAAATTTGTTCATGTCCTGAAACAATGGATTATGATTGTTATCTTGACGTAACACAAGGGGCTAGATGTGAAACTCCACAACCATGTGAGTTTTGTATCACAACTGGATTTAACAATGATAATGAAGAAAATTGTGATATTAGATATTATGATTGTGATTTAGGTTATTACACCACAATCACAGTACCATCATTAACAAGTTCACCTCAAGTTTGTGCATGTAGAGATACATGGACATCAGATTGTCTTAGTGGAATAACTGCAGTAGAATATGGATTTTGTGATACAGAACAACCATGCGAGATATGTGAACAAGTATCAGTTGTTAATAATGATGAGTTTGCACAATGTGAGGTTTATTATTTTGATTGTGATACACAATCATTTGA